ACATCGACGCCCCCGTGATCCTCACCGATCACTCCATGATCACCCAACTCACCACGGGCTACGAGGCTGTCAGCCTTGCAGTCAAGGATCCGCTGCGCACAGCGTCCTACTCGTGGTGCGATGCGGTCGCTCCCGTCGTTCTCACCCGGAAGGAGGAACTCTCCAACAAGGGCGAGCGTGCGGTGGTCCGCATCATGGAAGCCCGTCTGAAGCAGACGATGGGCATGTTCAAGCGCGAGATCGAGAAGCAGATCGTCGCCGGTTCCAGCACCATCCTCACCGACCTTCAGACCCTCAACGGTCTGGACGCCGCGACGGGCTGGTTCGAGGAGCTTGCGTTCGGTTCGCAGACCAACACGGTCGGCGGCATCTCGAAGGCGTCCTTCCCGACCTCCTGGCAGAATCAGGTGCAGAACGGCAGCTTCGCGGCCAACGGCCTGAAGAAGATGCAGCAGCTTCTCATCGACTGCCAGCAGTTCGCCCCCGAAGGCGACGTGGACCTCATCCTCGCGAGCCCCATCTCCTACGGGCTTTACAAGGACGAGCTTCAGCAGTTGGAGCGGTACACCTCGGCAACCGAGATGCGCGACATGGCCGGCAAGCTGGCCCTGACGTTCAACGGCGCCAGCATGTACATCGAGCCGAACCTGGGCTTCACCGGCTCTGGCGGCACCAACAAGATGTCCATGTACTTCCTCAACACCCGCCTGTTCAATATCTACTTTGATCAGGATGCAGTGTTCGAGCTTGGCGACATGGAGTCCATCAGCGGGTACTCTGCCAAGTCTGCGCAGATCGCCCTGCGGATGCAGGTCACGACGGCCAACCTCAGCGGGCACGGCGTGCTCGTCAACGCGGAGACCTGATCATGGCCACTTCCACTCTCCTTCAACAGATTGACGGCGTTGCAAGCAACTTCGGCGCCACTACCTCTAACCGTCGTCAGGTCGAGACCTTTGTGGTGAAGAACACCAACGGGTCCGGCGTGACGAAGACCGTGACTGCCGGGCAGTGGGTGTCTTTCGACACCGGCGCCTCGGGCGATGTCATCTCGGGAGCGGATCGCGTCCGCTGCGTCAAGGTCATTGACACCTCCGGTGGCGCCGTCGCCATCGGTGTTCCTGTCGTTGGCGTGGCGCTGGACTCTGTGACCGTGGCCGAGCCGGGTGTTTCCGGTGTGTCCGTGGAGACGCCCATCCGGGTCGTCGTCGCGGGCTATGCCGAGAACGCTTCGGTCGCGACCGGCTCCACGAAGGATCTTGCGCTGGCTTTGGACACGACGACCTCCGGTCGGGCCACCATCGCTGACGCTGCAAACGTGAACATCTGCGGGGTTGCCCTCGAAGATGCCGCGTCCAACGTCGCTGATGTGTGGGTGTTCAAGCAGTTCTGATCCACGCTGCCCTGCCCCCCAGGGCACACTGGCCCCGTCCGCCCTCAGCGGGCGGGGCCTTCTTGCATAGGAGACGACGATGCCTGCGTCCGACCTGAAAGAGTTGCGCGAGTTCGTTGCCAACGTCCTCGACTACAACCCGACGAACCCGAACTACGCTCGTCAGGTCGATGATCTGCTCAATCAAGCGGATCGGGTCATCTGTCAGGAGAAGCCCTTTACCTTCGTCAACAAGGTAGTGGATGTTCCTGTCTACAAGGATGTCTCCGTCACGCTGGGCTTCACCAACGGAACGCAGGTCGTGACGGGTCCGGCTGGCACCTTCCTCGCCTGGATGGCGGGGCAGGAACTGGAAGTCACCGACAGCACGGGCGCCAAGCGCACGTTCACGATCAACAACGTGGTGTCGGCCACGGACATTCGCATTGACGTTGATTGGACCGACACGACGGGCAACTACGCCTCGGTCATCATCAATCGCTACATCGACATGCCCCAGGACTGCACCAGCATCCTGGGCGTTGCGCGCCGCTCGCAGACCCGCACTCCCGATGATCCTGGGCTGCTGGAGAACCTCGCACGCTACGAAGACGAGTGGTGGAACCTCCCGCTGGGTGAGACCAATCTCCCGGTCTACTGGATCTACTTCGACCCGTTCCACCTCCGGGGGCCGCGCCGCAACCTCAGTCTCACGACCGCCGTCGCCGTGGGCCGTGGCGTCCGCACCATCGAGTTCTGCTCCACCCTCGTCTTCGCGGGCCGTGAGTCCACGCATGGCGAGATCGTCAGCATCACGGCGCAGGACAACCAAGACATCGTGCTGACGCCCTTCCCGCAGACCACGAACTCCGGGCTTTACAAGCGGTACTACTGGCGCTGCACGCAGTTCGGCTACAACGCTTGGCGCATCCTCGATGATCCGCTGACGCCGGGCGCGGTCATGCAGTTGGCCCCGACTGATGTGGCAACGCGCACCTACGCCTTCAGCGTGACCACGCTGACGACGACGGAAACGCTCTACAACGCGGCACGGCTGCTGAACCCCGATGGCTTCCGCCAGCGCATCCGGCTGTACCCTCGGCAGGACAAGGACTACATCTTCCAAGTTCGCTACATGGTCCGGCACCAGACCATGCAGGAGGACAACGATGTGTCCCTCATCCCGCCTGCCCACCGGATGATCATCGCCTACAAGGCGCTGGCCGATGTTCTCGTCAAGCACAACAACCCGTCGCAGGCCGAACTGTACCGGAAGCGGTTTGAGGCCGAGCTTCTGCAACTGGAACGGCGGTACTTGCTGTCCACCTCCCGTCGCATCGTGAAGGGCAACTGGCTCACCAACATGGAGCCCAACTCCTTCAGCCGCTTCACGACTCTGGTGCATACATGATGGGTCAAACGCTTCAGGTCCGCGTCGTCGGGGGCATGGAGCAAACGCTCCCGCAAGACCCGCTCAGCGCCAACCTCATCGAGAACTGGGCGGTGGATCGCGCCTCCTTGGGCCTCACCAGCCGGGTCGGCTACGAGAAGTACCGGCCCGATCCGCTGGACGGCTTCACGCCCTTCGGTGCGCTGGGCCGCATCGACAGCCTGTACGTCATGCAGCAGTCGGTGGCGGGCGGACGGCAAAGCATCCTGTTCGAGTCGGGCGGCGTGCTCTACCTCTACTACGAGGTCGGGCAGGCCAATGTCCTGATCAATCTGCGCGGGCGGGCTGTCCCTACGGCGACGGACACTGCGTCTGTCTACGCAGAGTACGCCGACCGGGTGGTGATCACCAACGGCTACAACGCCCCCATCGTCGTCCGGCCGTGGCCCCTGGCCCGTAGCTCAGAAATCACCACGGCGCAGATTGAGTCTCTGTCCCGACCGCTGGGATGGTACGGCTTGCCGACGCAGCCTGACGGTTTGAAGGTGGCGCTCTTGTCTGCGCCTGCCGGTGCAGCCACCTCTCCCGCCAGCTACTCGGGCGAAAGCACGGGCAACTGGATGCCGGCGCACCCGCTGGCTCTGTCCTTCGCCAACCTGTTCGGGCTTGGGGCCGAAGACGCCAGCGGCGGCAAGCAGGCCAACGCCTTTCAGTTCCGCGTCTCCTTCATCAGCGACACGGGCGCAGAGTCTCCTCTCTCGAACGCTGTCGAAATCAACTGGGAAATCCCCAACAACGACGAAGGCTACCGCTACTGCCCCACCATCCGCATCCCGCTTGGGCCGCAGGGCACAGTGGCGCGGCGCGTCTATGGGACGCTGAACGGGGAGCCGGACTTCTTTTTCATCGCGGACGTTCGGAACAACATCGAAGAACTGTTCCACGTTGCGCGGCGTGAGACCACGCTCAGCGTCCCGGCTCCGGGCATCGAAGACAGCAGCCTGTTTCCTGCGCCTCGGGCGCGGTGCTGTGCGGTGTTCAAGGACTGCCTGTTCCTTGACGGCGGTGCAGACGAAGGGACGCGCATCTTCTTCTCGAAGCCCACGCTGATCGACCAGTACGGGGCCGCCGACTACATCAGCCTGCCCTCGGGCGGCGGATCTGTGACCGGGCTCTACGCCTACTACAACAACCTCATCATCTTCCGCGAGAACAGCATTGATGTTCTGACCGGGAGCTACCCCACGTTCAGCGTGCAGACGCTGACGCG